ATATTATTCTGATACTAATTTAAAAGAATCTTTATTAGAACAAGCATCGGAACGTTCTAATATATATGATATTGCAAAATCATTAGGATATAATCCAAATAATGTTGTACCTGCATATGTAGCACTAGATATATTTCAATTGGTACCTTCTATTGGATCAGGTTCATCAGTAGCACCAGATTTTAACTATGCATTATCAATTAAACCGGGTTTGCGTGTTAAGCAAAATAACGGTCCTGCTGTATTTAGAACATTGGATAGTGTAGATTTTAATTTTTCATCATCTATAGACACAACTGAAGTAACTATTTATGAATCAGATCCTACTACAAAATTACCAACATATTATTTGTTGAAAAAACAAGTACGTGCAGTATCGGGTGAGATTAAAACAGCAACATTTAGTTTTACTACACCCGTACCATATGATAAAATTTTATTGCCAGATACAAATATTGTTGAAGTAATTTCAATAACAGAATCGGATGGTGATAATTGGTATGAAGTGCCATATTTAGCACAAGATACTATTTTTGAAAATGTACCGAATCTATTAGAAAATGATCCAGACTTATATCAATATCGTTCTTCTAGTCCTAGTTTGTTAAAAATGAAGAAAACTGCTAAACGTTATGTAACTCGTTTAAGAAGTGACAATCGTTTAGAAATACAATTCGGAGCTGGAATATCGGATAACAATGATGAAGAAATAATTCCAAACCCAGATAATGTAGGAAATGGACTTGCTGGTTTTAGACGTGCAGTAGATGTTGACATTGATCCTTCTAATTTTTTATATACTAGAACATATGGACAAGCACCAGCAAATACTACATTAACAGTTACATATACTGTTGGTAATGGTATTTCTGATAATGTTAATGCAAATTTATTAACTAATATAAATTTTGTCCAATATAATGATAATATTAATACATCTAATAGTGCTCCATTAGTTACCTTTATAAAATCAACATTAGCAGTTAATAATGCAACACCAGCAGCTGGTGCTAAAACAGCAGACACATTGCAAGATATTAAAAATAATGCATTAGCTAATTTTGCAACACAAAATAGACTTGTAACTCGAGAAGATTATATCATTCGTGCATATTCAATGCCATCTAAATATGGTAGTGTTGCAAAAGCATATATTGTTCCTGATGATCAAATTTCACAACAAGAGTTTCAAGACACAATGGTTGCTAATCCATTAGCAATGAACATGTATATTTTAGGATTCAATGATTTAAAACAATTAACACCTTTAAATCAAGCAATCAAAGAAAATTTAAAAACATATTTGAATTATTATCGAATACTAACGGATGCTATAAATATAAAAGATGCATTCATTATTAATATCGGTGTTAATTTTGAAATTTCAGTATTGCCAAATTATAATAGCAACGAAGTTTTATTAAAATGTATTGATGCATTAAGATCATTCTTTAGTGTTGATAAATGGCAAATAAATCAACCGATTATTAAATCTGATATAAATACTACATTAGCTAATGTTAAAGGAGTACAATCAGTTGTGGGTGTATCATTAACAAATTTATATGACACCGATTTTGGATATTCTGGAAATACATATGATTTAACTACAGCTACTAGAAATGGTGTTATTTATCCATCACTTGATCCTAGTATATTTGAAGTTAAATTCTTAAACCGAGATATAAAAGGTCGAGTTGTTAATCAATAAGGGAAGCAATGTTTAGAATATTTTATGCAGACAAAGATACTACATTATATGAATCATATCCAGATTATAATACTGGATTAGATGAAATAATTGAAATAGGGAAACGTTTTGGAAATGATGGCTCAACGTTACTTAAGTCTCGCGGCATTGTTAGATTTGATATGAATGAAATTACTTCGGTATTATCTACATATGGGAAAACAATTAATGAATGTAAATTTGTTTTAAATTTATATACATCCCATGCAAAAAATCTACCTTCAGATTACACAATATCTGCAAAACTTGCTGCACAAGATTGGGTTAATGGTACAGGTTATTTATCTGACTTAACTATTGACGGTGCATCGTGGAACGGATCTGCAAGTGGCTCGGGGTGGCTATCAGGTAGTGCTGCTCAATTAGGTCCACAAATTGGAACTAGTACATTGAGAGTATCTGGATCAGGTGCTGGTGGTAACTGGATGTACCAATCCGGATCCATTGCACAAGGAAGTTCATCATTAGGTTTAATTTCATCTGAATCATTTTCTTATAGAACAACTGATATCAATATGGATGTCACTGATGCTATAAAAATATGGATAAGTGGAAGCAGTGGTGCTTCAATTCCTAATTATGGATTCTTAATACAATTTTCGGATGAAGATGAATTAGATTCAACCGTTCAAGGATATATTCGTTATTTTAGTAGAGACACTCATACAATTTATGTGCCTAAACTAACAATGTATTTTGATACAGGATCGTTTATTACAGGATCTTTAACATCGGCAAATTTAGATTCATACGTTGTTTATACACAAACAAAACCACAATATAAAGATACGGAAATTGCTAAAATAAGAATATATGCACGCGATAAGTATCCACAAAAATCGCCTACTAATTTATTTCCTATCGAAACAATAAAATATTTACCAGCTACTACTTATTATGCTGTGTATGATGCACTAACTGACGAAGCTATAATTCCGTATGATAATATTTATACTAAAGTGAATTGTGATGCTACAAGCAATTATGTTTACGTTGATATGAACGGTTTTATGCCAGAGCGTTATTATCGTTTAGAATTAAAAATTGTAGACGGATTTATGCAAAAGTATGTGAGTGATCAAATATATTTTAAAGTGGTTAGATAATGGCTGAAAAAAATGATGTGCAAACTATAAGTAATCAACCGGTAATGAAAGAACAATTACTGGATCCGGTTACTGCTAGACAACAAGCTCGTTACTCAAAACAGGGTTTAAATTATATTTCAAATAATACTGCAATTGTACCTAGAGATGAAGCTGGCAATATTATGTTGCATGAAAATTCAACAAATAATCCATTGTTAATTATTGATTCGTCTGCAGAACAAATATCAACAAAATCAGTATTGCGAGTATTAAATACTAGATTTCAATATTATTCATTCCCGACTGAAATTACGCCAAATGATGTAGATTTCAATTTAGATGTAGATTTAAATTTAGATAATGATCCTATAACAACGGAATTAAAAATTCCAGTACCGGTAGACGAACAAGGTCAACCTATCAATGTAGTAAAAATAAACACATCATATGAAAGTCGTTGGTATTATGGTGAAGAAAGTGATATAATAGATCAAGGATATAAACAATTACAATTTGCCGGCGGTGCTCAGCCTGTTGTTAATAGTTATACTATTTCTAAAGAAGTAATATCAACATTGCGAGAAAAAAATCAAACACTTCGATTTGTTATTAATACTCAATATGTATCAAATACTCCCGATGAAAGAACTGGTATAAAAATGCGTTTAGGTAGAAAAAATCCTAAAATTTATAGAGAATTTGAACCAATTGTTATTTATACAGAAGCAAATGCATCAGGCGAAGCTGGTACTGATACTAATCCTAATGGTTTTACATCAAATGTATATCCTGTATTAATGTTAGAATATTTTGTAGATCCAATTGATATACAAATTGGCGATACATATTATGTGGAAGTTTTTGCCGGGAATGCTGCTTGGACCTTACCAGAAAATTCATATTGGACAATTGAACCAGTTGAGATTCCAACAACGACTGCGATATTTGGATGGTCGCCGCAGAATGCTATTGGCAATGCCGGCGTATTTAATTTGAATTTTGATACAATATTATATAATAATGCAAATACACTCATTGCAAAAAGAACTTTAGGAACTGATCAAATATTAACGGTGGTTTAAAATTAATGTTAAAACAATATAAAAATATCGAACAAATTAATTCTGCAACTGAATCAGTTTCAGGAGAGCGTATTTCCAAAGCTAAAACTAATTTTTTTAGTTATGGACAAGATACGCGCGTTGTTCAAGTCCCGGAATTAAGTTCACAAGCTTCGAATGTTAAAATTGAATTACATGCGTATGCGGGCGATAGTTGGATTACTGGTAATCATCAAATTCAATTAAATTCAAAAATACCACAATATAGAAATAGAGATAGAAGCACCGTTCTTTTTCCAGGTCGACCGTTAGCAATAGATTTATACAATGAATTTGCAAAATTAAAATTAACGTCTGGAAATTTTCGTATTGTAGTTAATTTCCTTAAAGATTTAATTGGTTCATATGATGAACAATATTTACGAATTGATGAAATTTCTCCGGATCGAACAGAGATTCGTTTAAAAGCTATTGATGATGAAAATCAAAAATACTTACAAGAATTAACAAAATATATTCTACTAGTTAATCCAACATCAACTAAAAATACATTCTACAAAACTTACTT